CGAACATCACGTCGAGGTCATTGATCTCGCATATCGCAACGATGACCGCCTTAGTGGCGGCCAGCGAAGCCTGGGACGCCATCGAGCCGACGCGCTTCTCACCGCCCATGAAGGCATGCATCTGCTCCATGACCACGAGCGCGGTTTCATCGGCTGGTACGAGCTCGCGCAGCACCCGCTGCAATCCCTTGGGGTCGATTTCGTTGCGCACCTTTCCGGCGCCTTTCTTTGCCCGCACAGGCATGTCGTACACGCGCGGCAGGTTGTTGTGGTCGATCACGGCGATAGCGCCGCTGATGCCGGGATCAATGCCGATGGTCAGCATGCGGAGCCCCTTAGGACGTGCAGAAATGCGTTCACGCGCGTGGTGGTGGCGATCATGGCGTCTCCCACAGCGGTTTATTCGATGCCCGATAGGCGCGGATGATCTCGTCGCGAATCAGGCGGTATTCGCCCTGCAATTCCGGATCGGTGCATTCGTCGACCACGCGGCGGCCAGCGCTCGACGTGATCGCATCAGAGGCGCAGCGCACGACCTCGTAAGGCAACGGCTTGCCAGATGCAGACTCACCGCGCATCAGGACCTTGTAGGCCCATTCCGCCGTGATTTCCCGAGGTTGCATGAGCGGTGCCATGATTGCCCGCATCTTCGCCATCTGCTCGCCGACGACGTGCACGTTCGCTTTGGTCTGGTCGGTCAGCGAGTCATGCCGCGGCATTTCGTGCAGGCGCATCTGCTTGCACAGGCCGTAGAACTCCGGCAGGTTCGGCGGGAATTTGAGCGTGATCAGCGAATCGACACCGGCTTTGAGTTCCGCGCTCGAGAGCTTGCGCAGCCCCTTGCCCCACTCCTGCATCACGCCTTCGAGGTCGACGTCGCGCCACTTGTCGAGGAACGTGTTGCCCCACATGCGGGTCATTTTTTCGAAGAGCGCGGCGACCCAATGACGGGGTGCGGCGTCCTGAGGCCAGAGTTCAGCCGATGAGCTTGACGTGCCCATTGATCACCTCTGCAGGTTGGACTTCGGGTTGGCTGGCGGTCTTGCCGGTGAGAACTTCGTAGGCGCGCTTGCGGCTTTCGTCGCGAGCGTTGGTGAAGCCGGGGCGGCCAGCAGATGCGACAGGGCGGGGCTTGGCTGCATCGGCAGTCCAGCGTTCAGCAATGCGCAGCACGTAGAGCGGCGAGATTCGTTCGTTGGGCTTCGCAGCTTTCGCTTCGGAGCAGGCCGCGTCGATCGTCTGAACCGAATAACCGGCTTCCGAGGCGGCGATGATTCGCGGATCAGCGGGTTGCGCTTCAATGCCGTGCTTGCGCATCGCTGCGGAAATCTCGGCAGGGCGCGCACGCTCGTGAGGGTGTTCCACAGGCGCTGTTTCGCCTAAGGGTTTTATGTTTGGTGTTTGGTTATTGGCTACTGGTGCTTGGTGAGCATTGCCTTCGCTATGCGTTCGCATGTCATCTGCATCATGCGTTGTTGATGCGTTCGCATATGCGTTCGCAGTACTATCGGTTCGGGACCAACGAGCATTCGCAGATGCCTGAGCCTTGCGCTGCTTCTCCTGATAGCTTGCGATTTCGATGTCACAGCGCTTCTGGTGATACCCGTCCTCTTCCTTCTGGAAGAAGGATTCCATGACGAAGTCGCAGGCCTTGCGCTCGGCCGCGCTGGTAGCGCGCGCAAGGCGGTAGATCATCTTCCGGTCGAGGGGAAGCGGACGCTCGGTCTGGTAGTACTGATCGAGCAACCGTGTGTATGCGCCGTCTTCCAGCATCGTCAGACTGACCGTGTCGCGGATGATGTCGCCAATGTGACGATTCCAGAAGTTCATATCACTTCTCCGCCATGCCTTCGATGCGTCCGACCAGGCCGAACAGCGTGCGGATGTGAGTCCATACGCGGTCGCGCACCTTGCGCACCTCATGCTGCTCGACGCGGCCGTCGGCGAAGGTCTGGTTGACCTGGCGGCCGATGTCGCCGTTGGTCTCCCATGTCTGGGCCATCAACTCGATGACGTCGGCGTCGGCACAGTTCTCGGGAGCCGGAAGTTCGATGCATACGAGGCCGAGCTCGCGCGCGAATGCCTCAGCGATGCGGCGGTCGCTGGTTATCTCCGACATGCGCAGCGCTTCAGCAAGCGTCAGATGGTGCGTGGTGTTGTTCGGGTTGACCTTGTTGCGCAGGACTGCGCCGGACATACCGAGCCGCGGCGCCAAAGACTCGGTGCCCCCCGGATAGTCGTGCGCAACTGCATACGCTGCGTCGGTGATGTTCACGTGTGATCCTGTTGAACGTTGTGCGGTGCAGCGCCGGACGATACATTTCGACGCAACACGAAAAAGAAAGCGGGGAACCAACTCATGCAGACCGTCCGCATTTCAGCCCTCGTCTGGGCCGATTCCAGCCACCAACGACAGGCGCGTCCTGTGTAATCTGGCTACGTGGTCGCGGCCGTACACACGGATCATCACGAGCTCGCGCAGGAATTCGGCTAGCCCCATGCCGGCTTCGAACGCAAGACGATCAAGCTCGTCTTTCGTCTCGTCGTCGACCCGGACCTTTACCTCCGCCGTGAGCTTGCCCAGCGTCCCGCTTGTGCGTCCTCGCGCCATGCCTTCACCTATCGTTTTGTCGGTCACTTGATCGCCCCCGGTCGGGTCGTTGAGTCTTGGGTTCTCGGGCGCCTTGGGGCGCTCTTGGATGTGTTGGGTCAGGCGACGGCTGTCTGCACAGGCTTCGGTTGCTCAAGACCCTCGAACGCTTGCGGGTATGCAACACGAAGAAACTGAAGGCGAGGTTTTGGAATACCGTCCGTGCGCCATTGGTGAACCGATGGAGGCTTGCACTCGCAGATCTTTGCGACGGCAGAAGTTCCGCCCAGGCGGTCAATGACGGTGTTTGCGAATAAGTCCATTGCAAGGCCTCAGTTGGTTACTCCTGTTCATTTTAGGCCGGCCTAAGGGCGAATGCAAGCCACACCTAAAAAAAACTCGTTTAGGCTTAGCTAATGGATACTTGGAACTCTCGGCTCGCTGCAGCCCTCAAGGAAAGCGAATACAACGCTCATCAGCTGGCCCAAGCGATGGGCCTCAAGGCACCCTCTGTATCGGCGTGGATAGGCGCTGGAACCATCCAGCCAGCCAAGAACATCACCGGGGAAAACCTGCTGCGCGTGTGCCAGTTGTTGAACGTGCGCCCCGAGTGGGTGATGTTCAAAGAAGGGCCAATGCGCCCCCCGTCGAAGCTATCGCTTTCTAACGAAATGCTTTCCGTAATCGCCGAATTGGAGGAGATTGACAGGAACGGCGGAACTGAACGAGAAGATGCCCTCTATTTCATCAATCGCTTGCTGCGCAAGGATGCTAGCGAAGTCCGGAAGGCCGGTTAATTGTTAAAAACTAGTGTTTACCCTCATTAGTAAACGTTTGCGGAAGACCCACTATTTGACCGACACATTTGGCTAACCACAGCGGAATGTGTAATCCCTACCTAAGGAGAAACGGGGGCATATGTGGGCAATAAGACCAGGTGTGAAGCAGTCGTAATCCCGATAGAATTCGGCCGGCAACTCAAGGTGCAGCGTCAAAGAACCAGAGAAAAACCACGGCGGGACGAAGCGCCAGCAATGCGACGACTAGTTCAATGCGTCGAGATGCTGGCAGAGCTGACACGGGAAGTCGCGCTTAGCAAATGACCATCGAAGGCCCGCCTTGCGCGGGCTTTTCTTCGTCCGCGATTTAAGGCCGACCTAAGATAATCCTTGACCTGCACTTTAGGTCGGCCTAAGATTCACCTCACAGCAACACCACACATGAGGTGACCAGATGAACCACGGAACCACTACCCCACAAGAGCAGGCCGATGACCGCTACGTCGCGGCGCAGGACGAAGCCACGGCCGCGCTGAACTCCGCAGACCTCTTCGACGAACTGACCGAGGCAGAGTGCGCGGAACTGGTGCGCGCTGCTCTGCGCGGTGAAGCGACGAAGATTCCGGCTCACGCTGCGGAGCGAATCATAAAACGCCAGACGGGCGAACTGCTCGCTGAGGCTTCGCGGTTGTCGCGCGTTGCCCCGCTGCGTGTGGTGCTTTGGGATGAGGTGTCGGCATGAACCTCACCCGCGCCAAAGTCGAACAGGTCGCTCAGCTGATGGCCGACGCTGCCGACGAACTCGTGTTCGATCGCATGTCCCCTGAGGACCGCGGCCGTTTGTCGGGAAACCTGATCATTGCGTTGAACGATCTGCGCTGCGAAGTAGCGCGCCAGGAGCCGCGGATTATCCATTGCGTCGGGGGTGTGCAATGAGCGGAATCGCCATCCTGTT